CATTTTCAAACTGTTCAGATGCGAATTCACCTGTTGATTCAACAACTCCAGTCACACGATCTTGCAAGCTTACTGAGTCAGCTTCATATTGTTCTTTTGTTTTAATATCAACAACATTCACATTCACTTCAACAACTTCCAAGTCAGTCATCTTAGAAACTTGTGATACAACTACATCTTTAATGTGTTTGTATATTTCAGGAACATTCTTTTGATATTCAACCACGACATTCAAGTCGACAGCAACTTGTTCTTTACCAACTTCAACGTTTACTCCGTTAGCAACATTGTCAGTGTTGATAATCTTATCAGTTAGATTAGAGAAAAATCCTCCATCTACTGCTAACAAGCCATTTACTTTTTCTAGAGAAAGTCCGATAATTTTTTGAATGACTTTGTCTTCGTAAGTCAATTCACCCTTCACTTCTTCTGATTTTACATTAGTTTGTTTAACATCTTCTGCTTTCGCATTAGTTTCTTTGATATTTTTTTCGTTTGACTCATATTGGTTCTTAGCAGTTAGTTTATCGATTTCATATTGACTGCCGTCAATTTGTAAGCTCTGCAAAGTAAGAGACCGATATAGTTCAGACATACGCTCCACGGCACTCGTTAACTTCTCTGCCGCTTGTTGAGCTTTCTTAGCTGCCTGCTCTTGGGCTTTAGCCGCTTTCGCTGCTTCCTCATTTGCCTTATTGATAGCTTCGGTATTCGTTAATCCGCCATTAGCAAGGTCCGCTTTCGCTTTTGCAAGTTCTTCATCGGCTTCCTTTCTAGCCTCGTCTGCAGATTCCTTTTCTTTAAGAGCCGCATCGATTCTAGCACCTTCCTCTTTGGTAGCCATGCGGTCATTTTTAATGAATCCGAATAAAGCTGAGTCTTCTATCCAATATCGTGAATCATGTGATTCACGGAACTTATCAGACATTCCTTGTGTCGAATTCGTATTCTTGTGAATACGTTTGCCGTCAACTTCTACATTTAGATAAGAACCCGCTGTTTTAGATGCATACACTGCATCATATATGTTCTTAGCTGCGAGCCCTGCTACCATAGCCAATGTTACCCACGGACCTGCAGCAGCAATTGTAGCTAATCGCATAAATCCGAGTGCACTGGTTAGTGATCGCATAACAACAATAACTGCTCCAGCTTCAGCTCCGAATTTGACAATTCCGCCGATAGCTTCCTTTTGCTCAGCAGTCATCGACTCGAATTCTTTAGCTACATCTAACACGCCTTTTGCGTAGTCATTGAACACAGGAACTAACTCATGGCCGATAGATACTGCAAGCCTTTTCCCTGTATTTTCTAAATCCTTTAATTCCCGATTTAGCTTTGCGGATTTAGCTGCAGTCTCATCATCGATGATAAGCCCCATTGCCTTGGCACGTTCAGCCACCTTATCCATCTGTTCAGCGGACATGTTAAGCATGGCGTGCATCTGATACCCAGTACGTCCAAAGAGTTCCATTTCGACACGAGTCTTCTCAGCCCCGTCCTTCATCTCTCTTAAGCGTTCTTGTATCATCTTGAACACTTCAACGGTATTCTTGCCCTTGATATCTTCAAGCGAGTAACCTAATTTACTGAATATATCAGTGCTAAGTTTACCCTCAGCCCGTGCGACTTCCATTTTCTCTTTGGCCGCTCCGACGTTTTTTGAAAACTTAGCAAATGCACCTGCACTATCCTCCATAGCAACGCCCATATAATTAGACACAGCTAATAATTCACTGGTTTCTTTTGCCGTAGCACCAGTAATTCCCGATAGTTTCTTAACAGCTACATCCCATTGAATAGCCTCCTTGGCAAGTTTGGCACCGATACCTACAACACCGACACCGGCACCTATCGCCATGAGGTCATTCTTCATTTTGCCAAGGGCGGATTTGGCGCCTTCAGCACTAGCTGTAATTTTCTTGAGTCCAGCTTCCGTATTCTTATCTGTCAGCTGAACGACAATATCAATTAAATTATTGGCCATTCTTATGCGCCACCTCCAATTCTTTGGCTTCTAATAATACGAGTAAGTCGATAAGGTGCGGTAGTGGCTCAATGCCGTAAGCCTTCGCCACTTCTAATACCGCTGGCATATCGAATCCTGCAATACCGCCTGAATGCCATCGTCGCTGCATACGACTAGCGTTGTATACTCGCATTGCTTGTCTCGTTCCATCTAATTGATGCGGGGAATTAAACTCACACTCCGAGCAGTCAAAATTCTGTTTGGTCTCACGTTGCATCTTGATACAATCAGAGCAGTATTTTGGTTTGTCGGAGTTGAGCCAACTCCACGCATCAATTAGTTTTTTTCAATTTCAGCCTTTTTTTCGTGCGTAAAGCGCATCGTATCAAGCGCAACTTCCATAAGATCATTGTCTGGTGCTGCGTTGATTTCATCTTCCGTCAATCCGTAGATGTGCTGCATAATCCATTGCGCAAGGTCACGAGAACGCAATAAGCGTTCTGTATCCGGTGCTTCCTCCGGAACTGGGGTATACAATGGGTCTAAACCAGATTTAATTAATTCACCACGTTCAGCGAATGTTAAGCCTCTTACTTTGATATCTTCAAATGCCATGTTGGCACCTCCTAGTATTGTTCTTGATTGTTAACTAATGTAATGATGGATGCAGAACGACCAGAATCCGCGCGATAGTACGCCTTGAATGGCAATTCAATATTGACGCCGCGCGGACCATCGATGCCCGGAGATTGTCGTTCATATACAAGTTCAGGCAACTTGAATGTAAGCGACCAGTCATCTTGTTCAAGCCGCAATTCCAAGCTAGATTCTGTACCGTTAATCGCTTTATTCAAGAGGTCCTTATTTTGGAAGAACGCCTTAATCGTCCCTGAAATTGATACAATACCTGGGTCGATGTATGTTCTAAAGCCTTTACCGCCGATAGCGTAAGAATCGCCATCCAAGCCAAAATCAAAATTGATATCGCAACTTAGAATATTGGCCACAGTAACGCCACCCTCTTTGATGGTTGCATTAAGATTTTGGAATGGTAAGAAATTTAGAGCCTTAGCTGCAGCATCAAATGTAGTGGTCGCTAATGTTTCCTTACAGCCCATTACATCCACAGATGCATTTAATTCAGCATCACCGCCAAATTTAAAGCCTAATTTACTAACTCGCACACCGGCGAATTGTTGGAACACGTTAACATCAGGATAGCCCTGTTCAATAGTTAACGACGGCATCGTATTACCGATTTTAAATACGTGCTCAGACTTCTTATTTGGTGCTTGGCCAGTTGTATTAGAAGTCGGTTGACCAAATGCAGCTTTTAGCCAGTATCCGATGTCGATTACACCAACAGGCACGGTTAAACTGCCGGACGTGTCGATGTTGCCACGGAATGGCGCTGCGGGATTACGATCGCCACGGATTACTGTGGAGTCGTTTAAATTTTGACTAGCTTTTACGGAGCTAGAAATAATCGGAGTGATGACACCGCCAGTAGTTGGCGTTGTACCAAAATCCGCCTCAAACGCAATCGCCACATGGGACTGAGAGCCCTGTGCGCGTTTCGCTGTTGCCATATGCACTTCCTCCTTTAATATTCAATATTTCCGCCGATTACATGCGGAATCTCTATAGTAGCTGTTAAACGTCCAGTAAACACTGGGCGCCAATTCATTGAGTCTAATTCATAGTCAATGTCGATTACTGGGAACGCCGGATTCACCTTACAAATGCATTCAATAATTAGCTGCCCTAGGTTGTCCGATTCTAGCGCTCCATCGTATCGGATAATGTTCTTAACACGAGTTGCACCTTCATGGACAATACCCCAAACGATCATTAATGAATATGTGTAGGTATCCGCAAGCCCTTCGCTTTTACTACTTGGCAGTAATATGATGCAAGGGCAGTCACCTTCAAGCGGGGCGTCAACATCGTCATAACCGATATACAGTTGCGCCGGCTTTCCATATTTGTCATTGCAAAATTTAGTCAACGCCTCGTCGTTCGCTAGAGCCTCAGTCCAGCGATTGACAATGCGTGACATTGGAATTGTCTGTTGCATCAAATCACCTTACCTTGTAGTTCCGTCGTGACGCGGATTGTGCTGCCGGGCCATAAATAGCGTAGTCGCCTATCTTACCCTCGATATAAGGTTTAAGTTTAGGTTGCAACGCTGATTTCATAGGGCCATAAGTATGACGTGGCTGAATTTTGAACATCGATTTACCCTTAGGCAACGGTACTCCTGCGGCAAATAACTTCTTGCGCATAGGCTCTGTAATTTGCTTAGTGTACCCTTCTTCGATGCGTTCGCCTAACCGTTTAGCTGAATTAGATAACCACCCAACTCGGACGGATTGTTTGCCCTTGTCATATTGGTATCCGACTGCATTCGATAGCTTACCTAGAGGACTGTATCCGATTGTCCTGGCGCTAATACCCATATCAAGTAAGGCATTTCGCGATTTTGAGCCCCAGGCCTCTCGTTCAGCTCGTCCGCCACTTTGGTATGCTTTGCGAAGTTTAGCACCAAATGCTGACTCAAATGCAGCACGTCGCGCAGGTGCCATGAAGTTAGGATACTTACGTCCGCCCGGTGCACCTGACCGAATGCCCTGCTTGATTTCCTTTTGCATCATCCAACCTGTTGACTTTAATGCCTTACGCATCCAGTCCGGTTTTGTTTCTGCAATGAAATTCAGATACGGTGTGGCTGTGTCTGTAATCGTAATAGGTTCATTACTCATTACGGTCTCACCGCCCTCACGTTATGGACGATTTCCAAACAATACATCGTACCGTCAAAATTGGAAATGTGATCAACGTACCATTTCTCGCCATTGATATACACTTCGTCTTTTGACCGAGGTTCGGGAACATCCTTAGCACGCACCCAAATTTGAGCCTTATCGGCTAGTGCTTTGTCAACGAACCCGGAGCCCTTACCGTCATATTCACCGATTTCTACACTTGCCTTTATGGACTGACCTTTGTAAGTAATCTTTTCGCCGAATACAGAAAGCAGTGCATTAGGCCTATATCCTAATTTCATAGTGCATTACCTCCTATGGAGTAGGGGGGGGGGGGGGGCCGCCCCCCCCCCCCCCTCTT